TTTCCTTCAGGATGCCCATCGACTCGGAACACCCGGAGTCGCTGGTGAGCGTGCCGAGGTCGGCGATGGCGGCACTGGCGGAGCCGGAGCCTGCGGCAGCGCCAGCGGAGGCAGAGGCATTGAGCAGGTAATAGACGAATTCCGAGCTCGCCTGTGCGTTGTAGATGGCGGTGCCGAGGTAGACGTCGGTCTTCTGCTTCGTGGCGACCTCGTTCGCTTCGTCCCAGTAAACTGGGTCGCCGACGTCGATGGCTTCATCAGCCTTCGGGGTTTCGAAAACGCCGGACACGGCGAGAGCGCCGAGCTCACCGGCTCGGATGTCGAGGCGGGTGATTCCGACGAATCCGGCGAAAGGAACGATGGTTCCGGCAGGGACATTCTCGGTGGGGCGATAATCGATGGCTTCGCCTTTCTGAACATAACGTGCAATCATGTTTTTTCTCCTGTTTGAGTTCAAGTTGAAGTACGGAGGCGGGAGTTGCCCCGCCTCCGGCGGTCATCAGCCAGCCGCACCTGCGGACTTGACCATGCCACGATGTTCCTGTTCCCTGACGCCGAGGTCGAAATAGACCCTGAACCACATGCCCAAGGTGTTGAAATCGGTTTCGCCGCGTTCCACGGTCGGGGTACGCTTGCCCTTGAGGTATCCGATTTCCCAGGTATCGACCTGGTGGGGATCACCGAACAGATACCATGCGGTGGAAGAGGCTCCTTCGTATGCGCTGTTCGCGAGGTACGGGCTGGACACGACCTGCAGGTTTTCATCCGCGAGGATGTTCAGAGCAGGACGGACGACGTTGTCGGCGCCGCCAGCAGTAATGAGGGTCGCGCCGCGGGTGAGCTCGATGGCGAGGTGCTTGAGTGCAGTGGGGACGAGCAGGAACTTCGGTTCGACGCTGATCGGCTGACCGTCTGCATCGACCTGATCCAAAAACAGCTGGATGGCTTTCTTCAGACTGTCGGAGGACAGTGCGCTCGTTGCGCCGGTGAGCAGGTTCTTGTGAGCAGCACTGAACAGAGCCTTGCCGTCAAGCTGCACGGGATTCTTCAACAGACGGGAGAAGAAGAGCTGGTCGATCAGCCTGGCCGCACGGTTGCCCATCGCCACCGGCACCTTCATAAAGGCTCCGAGGTCGTCGTTGATGATCATTTTGCGCGTCAAGCAGAACTTCTTGCCGTAGGTTTCGAGCTGATTCTTGGCCGCTTCTTCGGTGACGCCGCCATCTTTGATTTCGCCGTCAGCGCCGACCGGAAGCAGGTCGCCGACGTCGGTCAGACGGAATCTGTCGTTCTCTTTGAAGTCGTTCAGGTCACCCGTGGAACACAGCTTGGTCGCGATGATCGGCTGCGCATCGAAGCTCTTCAGGAGCTTTTTGTTCGCGACGTTGCTCAGGATGCCCGGCAGGGACACGCTGGAGAACGCGGCACGGATGGTCTCGTTGTCGAAGCCGCGACCATACGGGATGCCGTCCAGCTTCATGCATTCGACGAGGAGCTGTTTGAGGGGCATATCCATTTCGCGCATGCCCGCTTCGATGGTCTTGCCGTCGTAGGACTTTTCGAGGTCGTCAGCGGAGATGCCGCAACGGAGGCACATGGCCGCTTCGATGGTCTTGCGAAGACTGTCGCCTTCCGGCTCGGTCTTCACGGAAATGTGGACGTTGGCGGCGGGCCGTTCGGCGCGGATGGTTTCGAGCACCTTTTTCGTCACGACTTCGGGCGTCCAACCGGAGCTGATGGCGTCCTTCTCAATTTCGGGGAATTCGCCATCGCAAATGGCACGAATTGCCGCGACGCGCTCACGCTCGGCCTTGACCGCGGCAGCGGCGGCATCGCGGGCAGCGGCAGCCACGTCGACAGGAGCAGGTTCGGGCTTGACTTCGGGCTGGGCCGCCTGGATTTCGGGCTTCGCTTCGGCCTTGATTTCCGGCTTGGCTTCCGGCTTCGCTTCGGGCTTAACCTCAGACTTGACGTCAGCCTTGGCTTCGACATCTTTGTTTTCGTTCATGTTATCTTTGTCTCCTTCCTCTTCGGGGTTAGGGTTTGTAAGATCGAATTTTGCGGTGACTTTCATGCTCGTGTGTGCATCGGCTCCAACAGCAACGACGCTCACTTCGCGGAGAGAAGACCTGCGGACATGGTAAAAGGGACCATCGATGGCCTGCCCGTTGACCTCGCGTTTACCTCGGACGAGCTCGCATTCCTTCACGTCGGCTCCGATACTGAGCTGCCAGTCTGCTCCCGCCTTACTCTGGGCTACGATATCGGCGGCTTCCGAGCCTTCGGAGATGATTTCGCCGGAGATTTCGAGCACATTGTTTTTCACGCTTGCAGACACCATGCCGATACGGGCACTCGTCCGGTTCTCGTGGTTCGCGAGCAGAGGCACAGATTCCGGCAGCTCCATCCCGCTCAGGTCGACGACCACCGGGTTTTTCCAGCCCGGCAGGGACATCTTGCCCCCGGAGTACGCAGTGCCGACGATTTTCGGTCGAGCGCCTCCGGCAGCTTCAATCAGGGTAAATTCGTTCATGTTTCCTCGGTTGTTTGTGTTTCTTCCTCGCCGGACTCTCCCGGTTCTGAGGCGTTGTTTTGTTCTTTCACGTTCTCACCTGGGATCGGAATCCCCAGAGATTTCATCAGCTTGATCTCCTTCGCCCTCTGCTGCAGGACGCCGAGATAGTCCCGACCGTCTTTCGCGCACTCGGCGGCGAGCGTCGTCGTGAGGTTTGCAAGGCGGCGCTCCTGTGCCGTGGCCTCCTTGTTCGGGTCCACATGCGGGAAGCCGTCCCAAAACCAAGTGTGGTTTTCCTCAAGCGGAACAAGATTCTCGGTCAGGAGATATTCCCTGAACCACGCCTCGAAGATTCTGTTCAGCACCTCGGTTTCCCAGAAAGACCTGTCGACCAGGATGCTTTTGTGGTAGATCTGGTTGTCGAGGCGGCCTGAGGCGTAATTGTGTCCGCTGTAGTCGCCCGCGAGAGTCCCGTATGTCGTGACGGCGCATCGGGCAATCTCGCTCAAAAGAATCTTGACGAATTCGGCATGGTTTGCGGCAGGTTGCTTCGGGTCGAGCTGATCCATCTTCCAGCCCGAGGGGACGGTGAGCATCATGTTACGCTCGAGCGGGATGGTGTCCATCGGTTCGACTTCATCTGCCTCTCCGTTCGGCGGCGCATCCGTATAGAGGATGGCGGCGAAGTCGGCAGCCGCTTCTGCTGCGCTCAGGACGGCGAGGTTGTATCGACGCAATTGAGCGAACAGAGGAAGCGCGGAGGTCAGTTCCGGCACACCTCGATGCAGTCCAGGTCTGTCCTGCCGGAAGATGTGGATCATCCACTCGGCGGGAACCTCGACCGCCTCGTCTCCCGTGGAGAACCGGACATCGCCCGGATGGTATTTCAGCACCCGGTACGAGGTCGGATTTCCCCATTCGTCGAACGTGATACCGTCGACAGACTGCCCGTCGTCCAGGAGTTTGATACCGCCTGATACACGGTCGGCCTCAATCAGCATGAGATCGAGCTTGACGGGGCTGCGGACTTTCGGATTAGTCGCCAGCACCGCAAAAGCTTCTCCGTCCTGGCATCGCGCCATCCGCATGGTGCGGAGCTTCGGGGCCAGTCTGACAGCTTCAGCCCACCTCATGAACGCCCGCTCAACCTCATCGTTGAACGTTTCGTCTGCGGAGAGCATCTGTAGCCTCGGACCCGTGCCGATGGTGTCGTTCGCGAGCATCTGGACGAGCCCTCGCGCATAGCTGTTGTTCGCCACCTCGTAACGCGAACGCATGCGCAGGGTACGTCGGACCTCCGGCGAGGCTTCCATGTCGGCGGAGAGCTGGTCGGCATACGCCCAGTGCTTCGCGTTGTCCCGCGTGGTCTGCGCGGCATCGAACCTCGCACGGATCGGACGATGGAAGTGTTGTTCCTGTTGTGGCTTCAAGGTGCGGAAAAAGTTCTTCAGCACCTCCAGCATTACACAGCCCCCGAATGTGTCATCTTCGAGAATTTCAGTCCGCTTCCTCTGCGCTTCACTGCATCTTTGGACGCAAGGTATTTGTCGGCGGCAATCTGCTCGGTCAGGGTATGCTGTTCAACGCGCTGTCCGTCAACCTCGGCGGACTTCGGACCGGATGCGTTTTTGACGATTGTTTCTGTGATTTTATCATGTTCGGTCATATTCATTCTCCTGTTTGGGGTTTAGCCTCACGTGAGGCTAAACTGTTCTCGACATCCTGAATCCGATGTCCAATCCACGCCATTACGTTCACGCACATCGAGTTCCCGCAGGCTTTGTACCTCGGAGCGTCTGGGCATTCCTCCGCTGGCTTACCCTTCCACGAGATGCGGGTATGGTTGTCGGGGAAACCCATCAACCTCTCGCACTCGACCGGGAGAAGCTTACGAACTGTTGACTGCCAGCCGACTCCGGGAGCGGATGCGGACGTGATGGTGTTCATCGGAGCGCCGTCTTCGCCTACGCCGACACCCTGACGGTTCTGTTCATCTTTCTTTTCAGGATCGCGCGTCGCGTTCCTTAAATCAAGAGGGACACATTCCATCGTGGCCACGCCCATCACGCCCGTGGCATTCTGCGTGTACGCCAGCTCTTCCTGAGCTCCAACCCCGTTGCCGCCTGTGTGGTCCTGTCTGCCGATGATGTTCTCAGCTATCGCCACAGAGTCGATGACGACCGTTTCAGCATTCATGCCGCCAGCCGTCACCGTCTTGCTCGCATCTGCCTCGGTCACATACAGCCCGCCGTCCGGCCGATCTTTCCTCGTGCCGTTGGCGTCGCAGAAGCTGACGTTGTACGCGACTGCCGGGAGCGCGCCGCTCCTGAGCGTCGGGAATGTGTCGCCCCAGAACCCCTGTTGTTCGCCTCCGGCATCATTTTTGATGAAGCCGACGGGCTTGCCTTCGACCATGTATTTGTCGCAGTCTTCAAGGGAGTTCTTTTCATACATCGAAGCCATCAGTGTGGGCGCGACTTCCTTCTCCTGAACATCATCCATCACAAGCGGAGTCTGGTTGCCGCCTGTTCCCCAACGGCTCATCACGGTCGGGGACACCCGGATTTCTTTCAGTCGGGCATCGGACGGATGGTTTTCGAAGCAGACGGCTCCGGGTCCCTTGGCGGTTAGCGTGGGCTGAACATCTTCCGAAAGGCTCATGCCGTATTTGGCATTCTGCCCCTGATTGAACACATCGCGTCCGATCCCAACGGCCTTGCCGCCTTTGTAATCAGTGGCGATCAACGTCGGGGCAAGCTCGGTTTCCTGAACCTCAGCTTGTCTGGTGTCAATACACTCGACAGCAGGCTCGATCACGCATTGGAGCCGTCCCTTGTCCGGCATCAGCTGATTATTGCTCGTCCCGGTCAGGGTTCCGGCCTGGTCGCTTCCATCCCACCACTGAGCATCTTCGGTCAGGGTTACGATGGTCTGGTCGTTCCCCGTCGCCAGCGTATGGCTCAGGTCATCTCCAACTAAAGCGCCTTTGCCGCCACCCTCACAGCCACCCCTCATCCGGATTGACTTTGTCGTATCAAAGCTTCCTTCAGAACAGGCGGGAGGGGCTTGCCTCTTCGTTCGGCACGGCGGAGAATTCCCTCCGCGCATTTCGCCGTCAAATAGTACCGTTGCGGGATAGAGCCACGAATTAAGATATCCGACAATGAAGAGACGTCTCCTTCGCTGCGGGACTGCCCTCGGAAATTCGGCCACTCTGGTATACTGAGCGTCAAGAATTCTCCATGCCACTCCAAAACATCCCGGTGCAGGCACGACGATTCCACACTTGCGCCAGCCTCCTTCGGGGACTTCGACTTCCCATCCGCACAGCAGCGATAGGAAGCTGGCAAAATCTTTTCCGGCCCCGCTTGACAAAAGACCAGGGACGTTTTCGACGAGCGTCCATCGTACCCCTGTGCGATAAGCCAGTTTGACAAATTCAAGGGCGAGGTGTCCGCGCGGGTCGGTGATACCTTTTCTAAGCCCGGCGATAGAGTAGGACTGGCATGGGACCCCGCCGACGAGCAGGTCAATTGGTTCATCGAAATCCTCCTTCGTGATTTTGGGAAAGTCTCCCAGATTCGGAATCGTGCCGCTTTCGGGAAGCTCGGCAATCTGTTTCTCCCAGCTTTCCCTCTGCTTTCGTTCTTTCTCGGTCTGCGCCTCGGCGGGCAGGAGCAAACGCTTCGGCCGCGTCGCCCCGAACCTCTGCTGCAGGACGGCAGCGGGAAACGGTTCGACCTCAGCGAAGAACACCGCCTTCCAACCGAGCGGTCCCCAGGCAAGGGTCGCGGCCTCGACGCCGCTGCATACGCTTCCGTAATTCATAATGAATAAAGGCTCCTTGGATTGTTGGTGAGAGAAGATATCTCATCGTTCTCTAAAAGGTATATCCAACAGAAAAGGGGTCAGTTATCCACAAAAACGGGGTTTTGACGAAAAAAAGTCGAAAAAAAACCTACGACCCCCGAAAGACCGTAGGTGAATGGATGAAAATGAAAGTGGAAGTGTTATTTTATCGGCTGACAGACAATGATGCCGTCCGAGGTGTAACTGATATCAAGTCCCAGCTTTTCGCGCAGAACCTTGATGTGGCTTCGAATCGGACCTTTGGACGCAATGCATTTATTCGGATAGTATGAGGTCTCTGTCCAGCGCCCCTTGCTGGCGCGAATCAAGTCCTTATGCTTGACGACCGCCTCGGTTGTCATATTCATATAAATACAGTCGAGTACAGCACAGCGCAGATCAGAGGGATTGACAGGATAAGTCCGGACGTTGCCGTCCTTCGCAACCGATTTCCAGATCAACATATTGCCGTCCGGTTCGCGGAAAAGCCATTTCGTATCATTCTTCATGGGGGTCTTGTTGTGCGTTACGAACTTCATAATTGACGATTCCAGCGTGTGGTCTCCGTCCATGTGCAGAGGCTTTGTAAGGAAGTCCGTCGCGCCCTCGTAGATCGCATCCGAGGGAAGGCTTTCGTGCGTCGGCACACGTCCCGTCACGACGATAATCGGGAGTTCTTCCGACGAATAGCGCTCGCGGAGCTGTCCCAGGAAAGTGATTCCGACTCCGACATCGGGCAGCCGACCATACTGATACGGCAATTCCATATCAAGAATGATGTAGTCGTAGTGGTTTTTCTGCATCAGGCTTTTCGCCTGACAAATCGAGTTTGCGGTGTCGCACTGATGACCAAAGTTATCCTGGATTCTTTCTTGAATCGAGGTGCAGATGTCTTCGTCGTCGTCAACAACCAGCGCGGTTTTGTTTTCGTTCATTTCGTTTCTCCTTTTGAGGGAAGAGTTATTGTTGCAGTGGTCCCAAGACCGATACCTTCGGAATCAATCTCCAGCAATCCTCCGTGGTCTCTGATCTTGGAAAAAGCGATAGCCAGTCCGAACCCGGACCCGGTCGATTTTTTGGAAGTGCTTCGCGGCATGAAAGTGCGGATACGGGCAAGCTCCTGCTGATCCATGCCGATTCCCTGATCACTGATTATGATCTTTACGCAGTCATCACATTTTTCCGCAGAAATCAGGACCAAGCCGCGTTTCGTCACACCCCTTGAAACCAGATGCGACTCCAGCGCATTCTTGATCAAGTTGCTGATTGCCCTCAGAATGACCATTTTCGAGACAAAGACCGACAGATCAGCCGAAACATTCGATTTGACCTTGACTTCGGAAGCGTTTGTCGTTTGAACAGAAAACGCATCAAATGCCTGTTTCTCAGCCATCTCAATGAGGGATTTCAGGTTCTCCGAACTGCGGTCTTGCGGCGTCTTTTTTGCAAAAGCCTGCATGTCGTTCAGAATGCGAAGAAGCATGTTGATTCTGTCCTTGATGGACTCCACGGACTGACTGACACGGGAAAGTTTGATCGCCGGGATTTCGTTTTTCACAGCGGTGAAAATCCTGTCCAAATCCTGTTCAATCGGAGCGACAACCCCTCTGATATCGTGCGCGGCATGGCCTACCGTCTGACAATATGCTTCCTCGATGCTGTTCCTGGCCGCCTGAGCGATTTCATCGCCGTATTTGGCATGGAGGATGTCGATATTGCGAAGAGCGTTTTCTTCAAGGCGGACCAGTTTTTCCTTTTCCTTCCTTGACGAATTCCGTCTTTCGACAGCGTTGTTTGCGGCTCCCGACACGAACTCGTTGCTGTCGCTGAACAGATTTGAAAACAACGAAATCTGATCGTTTTCAGCGTATGCCAGGCATTTCGCGACTTCGCATCGGATCATCCAGTCGGCATCCTTTGCATATGTCTGCAGCAGCGACAGGATCTCTTCGTCGGAGTTGTTTTCCATCAGTTTCTTGCGCAAGGCAATGACTTCTTCACGTCTGCCTGTCGGACTTTCGGGCGTGGTTTTTTCGTTCTTTTCCATTTTGCACCTCAGATTGCGTAACGTTCTTGACGCTCCTTGAAGGCTTCCCTGCCGCCTTCAAGAAGATTGATAATATCGGATTTGCAGTCGTCAACGGAGCCTGCGCACCGCAGATGACCATAGGAGCCGTCCGACTCCACGACCAGTACACTCTCGGCATCTCCGAGCACGGGAATGTTCGGGTTGTGCGTGACGAAAATCAGCTGGCGATGTTCTTTGACACGCTTGATGTTCTCGACGACAAAGCTGTGAACGAACTCGTTATCAAGGTTGTCCTCCGGCTGGTCAATCAGAAGGGGGCGCTCGCTTTCCAGCAGGAGAATCGGCAGGATGGCATTGCATTTCTGTCCGGTGGAAAGGCATTCCGTAGGCTTGAACTTGCCGCGATCATTCAGCTCAATTTTCACGCGGTCGGGAATATCGACGACCTCAAGGGCGGAAAGGAACTGCGGATTCTTCAAGGTGGTGGTAACGATAGCTGCCTGTTCCGGGTTGAGCAGCGCTTCCTCCGTAAGAGTCTGCTGGTTGTTGTCGACGATCATGCGGACGAGGTCTTCCGGGAAAATGTTCGCGAGGCTTGCCGCAACCTTGCGGTAGTGCATATGAGTCCCCTTGAGACCGTTTTCGATGAGCTCAACATACTTTTCCTTGTTCGCGAACTGATTGACCGTAACACGAATATCAGGATTCAGCTTTTCATTGATCCGTTCGGCAATCTCGCTGCGGATTTTGAAGCGCTCGTTCAAAAGCACGTACAGTTCCTGCTTAAGAACATTGCGGGCATCAATGGTTTCGCGGATGCTCGTCCGAATCCTTTCATGTTCTTTTTCGGCCACAAGGAGCTTTTCGTATTCGTTGGCGACCTTGCGACGTTCGGCGGCGCGCTGCTGATCCTCACGGCTCTTCTCAATGAGGGTGTCGTATTCCATCTCCTGTTTCTGGTGACGTATTGCAAGCTCATTTTTGATGTCGGTAAGGGCCAGGAACCTTTCCCGGACGCTGTCGAGGTATTCCTGAACATAACGATTCAGAATCTCGTTCTGTTCGCTCAATTCTTCGCGGGCACGCTCGATCAGATCGCTGTTTTCGCCATCCTCCAGATTGCCCACGCCGCTCCACTTCATGTGATCAGCAAGGAAATTCCGCAACGAATTGAACCGGCTCTCCGAATCACTGATGTTCTTTTCGGCATTCTCGATATAACGCGCTTCAAGACCGCGGAGGTCCTTCATATGATGTGCATGAGTCAGTTCGGCATCGCCTTCATCTCCGACCGTGTCGAATTCATCCAGGTGCTTTTTCACGCCCGGCATGGCATTCAACTCCGCCACGAGTTCGCGGTCCCGCTCCTGAAGCGGGAGGAGGTTCGCGGCATTTCTGTCAAGTTCCCTGCGGCAACGAATGATTTTCCCGTTGAGTTCCGAGAGTGCGGCCATGTTGAAGCTCTCCAGCAACGCCATCTGATATGCGCCCTGGCTTGCGTTCTTCTCAATTTCATTCTGGCTGAACACGTCCAGGGGGAACATCGCTGGTTCAAGCACCATTCCGCTCGGATTGCGGTCGCCAAAGAGAACCTGCGGCGCTTCCCCCGCTTTGCGGCTGATGATGTATGTTACCTTGTCCGCCGTTTCGACGGTGACTTCAATGCGGCCGCCGCCGAGGTTGCATTCGACGATTGCCTGAAGCTGCTTCTGTGCGCTCGTGTTCAGCGGCTGGACGTTCATAGCATACCGGAGGAATTCGAGAATGGTCGTCTTTCCGGCTCCGCGGGAACCGATGATGCAGTTCAGTTTCTCCGAGAAGTCAAAATCGAACCCGTCGAGGAATCCCCCGGAGATGTGAAGGTGTTTGAATTTGTTTTGATGTGTCATGTTCTTTGCCTCAGTTTTCGTTTTGGTAGAATCGCCGCGGTCTGCCGCGGTCTTGCGAATTGTTTGTGTTGCCATGTCTGGTCTCCTTGAATGATGCTTTGTCTGTCAAACCCACGCGATTTTGAGTATGACGGCCATCGCGATGCCGCAGACAAGGAAGAAAATAGGGTCGTTTTTTGTCTGGTCGAGCATACAGCGCAAGGCAGTGATCGTTTTCTCTTTCATGTTGTTTCTCCGATTTGAGTGATGCGTTGTTCCGGATCGGAATCTCCGTGATTCCGTACCATCCGATTTTTCGTTTATGAGCTTAATCTATCACGCAACACTGACGTAGAGTGTCAGTCTAACGCAAAAGTCCGAAAAAAATCCAAAAAAAGTTTGTCGTCTCCAATTTTGTTGTATCCGTCGTTGTTCGGATCGGAACCTCCGCAGTTCCGCGTCATCCGATTTTTCGTTCTGAACTAATATAGCACCTTACACTGCTACTGAGTGTCAGTCTAAGAAAAAAAACGCAAAAAAGTTTGAGCTTAGCCCCAAAAAAAGAGAGAACGGGGATTGCTTTTCACGCAAATCGGCTGTACTGTTATTGAGTGTCAGTCAAAAAACACGGAGCATACCATGAACAAGAAAACGTCCCCTTCCTCCCGGAAAGGCGTCCCCTCGAAGATGAAGGGACGCAAAATGCCGCCGCGAGCTCAAATTGTCCGTCTGGCGCGCATCGCATCGCTTTTGAAGAGAAACAGCTGTCCAACTGCGGAGAAGCTTCTCAAGGAATACAGGGATATCGAGCTTGTCGAGGGGAAAACTATCCGGGCGAAATACAGCCTTCGCACCGTATACCGCGACATCGACTTGCTCCGAAACGATTTCGAATGCCCAATCATGTTTGACAGGGCCAGCAAGACATATTACCTCGAAGACCCGAAATGGGAGTTCAACTGCCCCGCGAATCTCTCGGAATCCGTCATGCTGGCGCTCATCGTTGGCGGTCGTATTGCCGAGGAAGTGTTCCCAGACCCGCTTCGGGCGAGGATCAAGAAATCAGTGGACGAACTTCTGAAGGGGAACAGCCCGGAGTTTCTGGAGAAGACCCTTGTCCGCTCGCTGAAGGTATTCGCCGAGGGCGGCATCGCGGAGAACCCGTCGGTGTTTTCCACCGTATTCGAGGCATGGCAGTTCCACAGACGTCTGCACATCGTGTACAACGACCAGAGCGGCACGATAACGGAACGCGACGTCGATCCGCACGTTCTGTTCCTGTACCTGCATGAGTGGCGCATCAAGACATTCTGCCACTTGAAGAACGCTCAGCGCACATTCGTAATCAACCGTATCGTGAGGGCATGGCTTTGCCCGGAGACGTTCGAGCCGGACAATAGCATTATCGATTCCGTCTCCCTCGACACCATCGTGAGCTACAGGAAGCTCAAAGACGTGAAAATCCGGCTGAGCGGAGACGCGGTCAAGTTCGCGAAGGCAAACCGGATGCATTCCAAGCAGAAAATCAAGCAGGTCGGCGGCGAATGGCTGTTCACCATCCCGGAAATTCCCGGCGAGGTCGTTGTCCCCTGGATTCTGTCGCAGCAGGGACAGGCTGTTCCGCTTGAGCCGCCTGAGCTCGTCGAGCGTGTGCGTTCGAGCGTACAGGCTCTATCGGAAAGCATGAAGGAAACCCAATAACATTTTCCCTCAAGTTGAGGGAAAGTTCATGGCTCGTCATAACGGCGGGCCTATTTTGTATTCCGAGTTCAATCAAGCTCAACACCACTCTTGCGAAAGATCGCTGCATTTCTGCCGTTATCCGACGTCCTGATTGGTCTGGAAACAGAGGTGTTCAGAGGTGTTCAGAGGTGTTCCGTGTATTTGTATGACCGACAGCGACTTGCGACAGAATGTGAATGACTGTGACAAAACCGCCTCTTTTCTCCACTTCCCTATGTTTTAATAAGTTGCCCCAAAAAGGCTCCAGATAAACAAGTGTTCTAAAAAGTCTTCGTATCACCATAATTGATAAACGGTTGTGGCAGTTTAGCCTTGTTTGGGAGGTGTTCAGAAGTGTTCAGAGATGTTCCAAGAGGTGTTCCGATGTGCTCCGGGGGCTTTTTGGGGGCTTTTTGGGCTTTTGGGGTTTGCCTCGCATTGAACGGAACACCTTCCAGCGCACCTCCGGAACACCTCAGAACACTCTATTGATTTTCCTGTCGGGGGCTGTAAAGTAATTCCGTAACCAAAATCCACGAACACGGAGCCACCAATGACCTTTTTAAGCCTTGCACCCGAAGACCGGGGCATCATCTCTCTGATGCGCTCAGTCAATTTCGGACGGTTGGAGAATCTCGCCGTCCGAAACGGGCATGTCGTGGCTTTGGAAGGCACACGGAAGGTCCGCACATTCAATTTCAAGGCAAAAAGCTGTCCTCCGCGCATTGCAACGCGTCCGGACGGAGATTTCCTGCTCACCGATCTGCAGGTCAATTTCCTTGAAACAATCCATGATCTCGGAGATTGCATTATCTCCGTCATCAAAATCCAGGCGGGACTGCCTGCCGAGATGGAAACGGAAGGAGGTGTTGATTCCATCTGATCCGGGCTGATGCCCCGACATGATATTTTTTCTCTTTTATATGGTATTTAGCTGACCATACCACCGAAGAACTCGGAGATGGCCGGGAATGCCGCCAGAAGACTTATGGCGTAATTTCCGACCATCTCCTTTTTTGACGGCATTTCCGACCGCTCCACCAACCCACAGGAGCAGTCGAAATGACGCAATCCAACACTCAGTCCGTCCGCAACGATGCGGAAATCGCCACCGCCGAAACCCGCATCCCGACCTTTGAAGAGGTCTACGAAATGCCCTACGTGCAGGAATCCATCAGGACTCTCATTGCCGTTACGGTTCACAAGTTCCCGATTCTTTCCAGCTATCAGGATGACATCCGGCAGGAAATCCTTCTCCACCTGTACAACGATCTTCCGCGTTACAATGGTCGTTCCGACATCAAGACGTTCGCAAGAATGTCCATTGAATCCGCTCTGAAGACGGCTCGGAAAAAGCTGCTGAAACTGAGAAATGCCACAATCATGTACGCCGTCGATATTGATTCCGTCCCCGAAAACCACGAATCCCTTGTGGTTTATGATAACGTCAGCTCGGATATCGACACGCGGGAACTCGAAGAAACCCTGCAGTCCATCAGCGACCCGGTACTCCGGAAAGCCGCCGATATGATTGCCAGCGGTTGCACCATCCGGCATGTGGCAAAAAACCTGAACATCCCCTACGCCACACTGTACAGGAATCTTGCCGTCCTCAAGAACTACATCAAAAGAGAATTCCTCTGAATAAAGGAGCGATGAGGTGGCATTTGATTTTTTTTCGAAAAAAAAAGTGCCACCTCGTCATTTTCGTGGATAATCAGCCAAAAACCCGATGGATATACCTTTTAGAGACGAGAGAACTCCACCAAAGACCATCAAAAAGAAATTTCAAAAAAAATGGCGATGCCAGTGGTTTTCGTGGATAACTCGTCAGGAAACCGAAGGATATACCCTTTAGGGAGAGATGAGATACACCAAACAATCTCCTTCCCGAACCAACCCAAAAACAGGATAACAGATCATGACAAAAAAACAGAAACAGGCTTTGGAGAACCTCCGGAATCGTGTCCAGGAAGACTTTGGACCGAATCCCGTCTCCATCGAAGACGTCATCTCCGTGGCAAGAAACAAACTCAAGTACGGAATCCCGCAAATTGCGGCCATCTTCGAACTCAATCAGGACGACATCCGCCGCTTCCTTGACAAGGGACTCGTTCCCCCTTACCTCGAAACCGCCTTCCGCAGATACTTCATCCTCAACAAGGTCTACAACTATGAATACGAATACTGATTTCATCATCCACGAACCGGCGGAAAGCTACCATTTCCGCAGCCGCAGCGGCGAATACATGTCGAGCCATCTTCTGGCCGACTTCCGCGAGAGCCCCGCGCTCTACTACAAGGAAATCTCCGGGCAGATCGACCCGAAAGAATCCGCCGCTTTCACCCTTGGCCGCGCCGCGCACTCCCTGATCCTTGAAGGCCGCCACGCCTTTGACCGCGACTACATCGTCTGCAACGGCCCCGTCAACCCCCGGACTGGCGAGCCCTTCGGCAAGACCACCAAGGCCTACGCCGACTGGCTGGCGGAACAAGACCGCGAGGTCATCTCGGAAAAGGATTTCAGCTTCATCATGAAGCTTCAGGCGGCTGTCTGCGTCCACCCCGAAGCGGTGAAGCTCCTCGCGAACGGCGAGGCCGAAGGCGTTGCCCGGGCCTGCTGCAACGGAGTTCCGTGCCAGATCAGGATGGACTGGTTCAACCCGGACTACGGCCTTGTTGACCTCAAGACCTGCGACAGCCTCCGCTGGTTCGAGTCCGACTGCCGCCGCTACGGCTACATCCACCAGATGGCGTTCTACCGCATGGTTCTCCGCGCCGTCACCGGCACGACCTTCCCGGTCTACATGATCGCAGTCGAGAAGAACGAGCCGTTCTCCGCTGGCGTCTGGAAGCTGACCGACGAAGTCCTCGACCTCGCCGAGAAGACGAACAAGGCCGCATTGAACCGCTACCGCGAGTGCGACAACTCCGGCATCTGGCCGACCGGCTTCGAAGAAATCCGCATCATCGACACCCTTTAATTCCCTTCAATACAAAACCAAACAAAGCAAAGGAGAAATCCACCATGAACAAAATCGCTACCCCCAAAATCGTCGTCAAGCTCGTCACCGTCAGCCCCGAAATGGCTCTCGAAATGCTTGAGAAGAACACCATGAACCGGAACATCGATCAGAAGCGCGTCGACCAGTACGCCCAGGACATGAGATGCGGACGCTGGCAGATGAACGGCACGACCATCGTCTTCGCCGATGACGGAACCCTGCTTGACGGTCAGCACAGACTCTGGGCTGTCGTCGAAGCCAAGATTTCGGTTCCGCTCCTCATCGTCTACAACGCGGACAAAGACAGCATCGTCACGTTTGACATCGGCAAGACCCGCACGGCGAGCAACATCATGCAGATCGAACGGTCCGCGCACTCCGTCACAGCGGCGACGCTGACGAAGCTCCTCTGGCTTCACGACTTCGTTGACGGCAACCTCGCCCCCAAGACCTGCCAGAGGGATGTCAGCAACAACGATCTCCGCGATTTCTACAACGAACGCAAGGACATGATCGAACTGGCTGCCGACGTTGCCGAACACGGCGGACACCACTTCGTGAAGTCCCACATGGCGCTCGCCTACTGCGTCATCGGCAAGAACACCGCCTACCGCTACAAGCTGAAAGCCTTCTTCGACACGCTCAAGACCGGCTCCGATATCGGCATGAAACACCCGATCATGACTCTCCGCAACAGACTGTTTGAAAACCGTCTTGGCGTCCGGTCTCTCTCCGTTCAGGAAACCCTCGCCGCCTACATCCGCGTCTGGAACGCCTACGTCCGCGGCAGCGACCTGACCGTCATCCGCTGGAACGCAACCGAACCAATTCCTGAGGTGCTCTAATGGACAACATCACTGAGAAATTCGACAAATACCTTTTTGTCACGCAAGACACATCCACGATGGCAAACCCGCTGGAAATCAAAACCGCATCTCCGTTCAAGGATCTGTTCCCCGTCAAGCAGAACGACCTGGAGCGCGTTATGGCCAGCATGAAAGCCAAAGGGTACGACAACGGACACCCGATCATCCTGTGGGAAGGACATGACCTGACGGTCGTTGACGGGCACACCCGCCTGGCCGCCGCCCAGAAGCTTCTGTTCGCAAGAATCCCCGTGATCCTTAAGAAGTTCAAGGACGAAGCCGAAGCACTGGAATACGCCATCGAATCGCAGGTCAATCGCCGCAATCTGACCGATGCCGAGCTCCTCAACTGCCTGACGGAGCTCGACAAAAGGAAGAAAACGGGTCCGGCAAAGAGTTTAGCCTCACGTGAGGCTAAACTCGGAAAGAGCGCGGAACAGACTGCGGCGCTTCTCGGCGTGTCCCGCGCGAAAGTCGAGCGCCTCCGCACTGTCAGCGACCACGCAACGGACGAGATCAAAGACGCAGTCAAGGACGGGAAGCTCTCCCTCAACAAGGCGTACAAGGCGACAATGGACGCGCGACACGCGGAAGAGGATTCCAATGAAGCCGATTCCGATGACATCAAGGTCGACCGCCTGCTCGCCCTGGAAAACAGCTACTGCTGCGCCATTGCAGCACGGACCGACCGCGAGTTGAAGCAGTACCCTGATATCCGGTATTCCGCAAAGGAACTCGTCGCCCTCAGGAAAAAAATCGTCGAAAAGCTCGACGCCGAACTCAACAGATTCAAAGGAAACAACTGACTATGACAAACCGTAAAAACGATCGGACCGAATCCATCTTCACGGAAATGAATTACATCTCCACGCTCGTGAACACCGACAGCCTCCGCACGGCGGAGCCCTTCAAAAACCTCTTCCCGATCCGCGAAGACACCCTTGACAAAATCGCCGAGAGCATGAAACGGTACGGGTTCGACAGGGCTCATCCGATTGCCGTGTGGTCGGGACATAACCTAACGGTGGTCGACGGACACACCCGGCTCCTTGCTGCCATCAAGCTCGGCTTCCCGCAAGTCCCGGTTGTCCTCAAGGAATTCGCAAATGAAGACGAAGCTCTGAAATATGCCATTGGCTCTCAGAGAAACCGCCGCAACCTGACCGATGCCGAACTGATGAAATGCATCTCCGCGCTGGATCAGCGCAGGAAAGCCGGACGCCCCAGAAAGGGCGAAGCCACCTCCGGGAAAAGCGCAGAACAAACCGCAACGCTCCTTGGCACTTCGCGAGGGACGGTCGAGAAGATTCGCTCGATCATTGACCATGCGCCGGAGGAAATCAAGGAAGCCATCAGGTCCGGCAACCTCACCATCAACAAGGCGTATGTCATCACGATGGAGAAACGGAAGATCGGCAAATATCGGGATGAGGACGAACGCCGAGCCGCGTTTGCAGACGAACTGCAAAAGGGCCTCATCAAGGCTCTCCGCGACATCATCCTGGAACTCAAAAAGAAGTATCCCGGCGTCCTGCTGGCCGGAGAGCAAGCTGCGGAGGTGTTCAAAGTCGCCTGCGCAACGATCAAAACCGAGCTTGACAAGCTCACAATGGAAGGAAACGACTGACAATGAAAAAACAGAAAAAGATTCAGACCACCGCAGGTGAAGCCCCCGCGAACGACGCGGGGAACATCTCCGTCAGGCTCGTCAGCATCACTCCCGGCATGGCCGTCGATATGCTTCGGACGAACCCCGATTGCGACGACCTCGACGAGGAGAAAATCCAGGAGTTCGCCGGGAAGATGAAGTCCGGCCTCTGGAAGACGAATGGCACGACCATCGTCATCTCCGACGACGGCACGCTCCTCGACGGACGCCTCAGACTCTGGGCTGTCTTCGAGGCCGGTATCCCGGTCAGCTTCCTTGTCGCCGTCAATGTCGTCAGGGACAACTGAAAAAAATCCATATCCACAAGAAGGAACATACTATGGGAATGCTTAAAAACATTCAGACCGGACGCGAGAACAAGCCGCCTCGCATCATGGTATACGGTCAGGAAGGCGTGGGGAAATCGACCTTCGGAGCATCCGCTCCCGACCCCGTCTTCATCCAGACCGAGGACGGTCTCGGCGAGATCGACACCTGCAAGTTCCCGCTTGCTCAGAACGTCGGCGACGTCATCGCCGAGCTGACCGCCCTTCGCGATGAGGAACACAACTTCCGAACCGTCGTCATTGATTCGCTCGACTGGCTGGAACGCCTCATCTTCGACGAGGTGTGCAAGGAATTCGGCGTCCGTTCCATTGAAAAGGCGGATGGCGGGTACGGCAAGGGCTATGTGGATGCGCTCGTTCACTGGCGCAAAGTCCTCGCGCTCCTCGACGACCTCCGGAACAAGCGCGGCATGATGGTCATCCTGCTCGCTCATGCCAAGGTCGAGCGCTTCGAAGACCCGGAGAATGTCGCCTACGACCGCTATGCACCCCGTCTGCACAAACACGCCGCAAGCCTCATCTCCGAGTGGGTCGATGCCGTGCTGTTTGCCTCGAAGAAACTGCGCGTCTCCAAGGACGGCGACAGCCGTGCCATTGCGGCCCCCATCGGGGCAGACGGCGGCGAACGCATCCTCCGCACGAACGGAAGCCCGGCCTGCCTCGCAAAGAACCGTTTCAGCCTGCCGAACGAGATTCCGCTTCGCTGGGATGCCTTCCTCCAGGCGTATGGAAACTCCGTTGCGCCCGCAGTGGCAACGGCCTCATAAAGGAGATTCACCATGTCCGAACACATCTCCGTCGCGAAGCACAACCACTTCTGCGACTTCTGCGGCGGGCTGATCCCGAAAGGGACGAAGTGCAGGATCATCCACGATGACTTCATGCCGAAGCTCGTCTACTTCGAACACCTGCACTGCCCGCCTCCCAAAACCGCTGTCGTCAGCGCATCCATCCCGAAGAAACCGATCAAACCCAAATTCACGCCCGCTTTCTGCGCGTGCTGAACACAAAAATAAGGAAATCTTACCATGGCCATCATCAACTTCAACGCCAACGACGTCGAGCCCAGCAAAGCGTTCGACCCCATCCCCGCAGGGAAATACATCGCCGTCATCACGGACTCCGAGATGAAGGAAACCAGAGCCGGAACCGGACGCTACCTCCAGCTCGAATTCGAGATCACGGACGGCGAGTTCGCCGGACGCAAGCTCTGGTCCCGCCTGAACATCGAGAACCAGAACGCGGAAGCGGTCCGCATGGCCCGTGCCGACCTGTCCGCTATCTGCCGTGCCGTCAACGTCCTCACCCCGAACGATTCCATCGACCTCCACAACCTCCCGCTCGTCATCAAGGTCCACTGCCGGAAGGACAAGAACACCGGGGAGATCACCAACGACATCCGCGGATACGAACCCAAGGCGAACTACAGGCCGGAACCGAAGCAGGCTCCCGCTGCTCCGACGACCGCCCAGACCCCGCGCGTCCCCAGTAAACCGCCGTGGATGTGATGCCGGTCGAGCTCGAACTGCCGTTTCCGCCCTCGCTCAACCATTACTACAGGCACGTGGGGCCGAGAGTCCTCATCAGCCGTGATGGCCGGAAGTACCGGGAGAACGTGACGGCGGTAGCCCGGCGAACGGGGCATGCGACATTCAAATGCCCCGTTCAAGTAGAGCTCGACCTCTACCCGCCCGACAACCGCAGGAGAGACATCGACAACTCCCAGAAGAGTTTACTGGACGCGCTCACCTGCGCGGGCGTGTACGAGGACGACTCCCTTATTCACAAAATCACCGTCACCAAACGCGAACCGATGCCCCCGAACGGAATGGCATTCATAAGGATTTCAGAATATGAAAAAGATCGACCGAAGCAAGCAGATTGAAGCCGTGCAGAACTTCTGCAAGAACCTGCCTGATGGCAAGGAATTCACCATCTGCGTC